TGTCCCTGTTTTTTCTGTCCGTGAGATCGTTACAGGATCGTTATCGTGTCGGTGCTTGACAGGATTGCGACCGCCCCCGGGGTACGATATGATCTTGAGAGTGCGTGAAGTCTGTCCGCACTTCTCCTATCCTCACCGTCCTTGGTCAACTCGACTATGGTCGAGACGATCATCGATTTGACCGTGCGGGGTCCGGCGTTGACAAAGTCATAGATCGTCGAAACCGGGACGAATGGTGCGCGTGCAGCGCTGCACGCGCATCCCCCTGAACGAAGGACGGCACGGGGGTTTAGAGACGATCTCTAAACCCCCTCAGCGCGCCACCTCGACCGGTGCCAGCGGCGGCGGCAGCGTGCGTGCCAGGTGGACGGCACCGGCCAAGGCGTAGCACCCGTCGACCGGGCTACGGCCACGGCGGGCGTAGACGAACACGTCGCCCCGCCACAGCTTCGATGCTCCGGCGATGTGGGCGTTGAGCATGTCGTCGTCGGGGTGGATGACCTCCCCGGCCGTCACCAGGTCCGCCAAGCCCATGCACACCTGGCTCACCTCCCCGCGGATCTCCTCGACCCGGCACCGGCGGGGTGGCCAGTTGCGGGCGCCGCGGTCGGCGAGGTCGGCGGCTACCGCTGCAGCGGGGCCGGTGGGGAACCAGCCGAGCGCCCGGGGTCGGATCTTGGCGACGAGCGCGGGCAGGTCGGCGCGTAGCTGCTTGGTGCACCCGAACCCGGTCCATTGCTGGACGACCTCGACGTGCACCTTCCCGTCGAGCACCGCGGCGGCGACCAGCGTGGCGTGGGAGCCGTCGAGGGACACGTCGACACAGAGGGCGACCCGGTTCCGGTGCTCGGCGAGGTTGACCGGGGTGGTGGTGCCGGACCCGGACCAGCCGGTGGGGTCGATGGCCGGGTCGAGCTGGCGGACGCGCATGCACATGACCTCGGTCTGGTGCCCGGCCAACTCCTCACCGCCGGCTGCCTTCGCCCTCGCCGCGGCGCCCAGGAGCGCGTCCTGGTCGATGCGCCGGTTGAGGTTCGGGTTGGCCATGGCCAGGGCCGCCAGGTCGGTCGGGTCTGACCCGTCGGGGGAGGACCACTCGAGCAGGCCGAGCCTCGGGTCGCCGACGCCGGTCTCCAGGTAGGTGAGCGCCGAGCCGCGTAGCGCGTCCAGGACCGTGGAGGTGTCGTCGCCCTGGTTGCTGATGCACACGGCCTGGAAGCCGGGTACGGCGTTGCCGGCGTTGGTGCTCGCGTTCCAGGCGTCCCAGCTCGTGTGTTCGCGGATCTCGTCGACGATCAGCCGGTGGACGGTCAGGGAGCGGCCGGCGCGGCGGTTGGCCGCGGCGATCCGGTAGCCGGCGCCGGCGGCGGTCGGGAACACTTCCTCGCCGATTGCGTACCGGATCTGCCCGACCTCCGGGCGGAGGATCTCGTTGCCCTGCGCCATGGCGATCACGTCGGACCAGGCGATCTTCGCGTAGCCAAGGGTGGTGGACAGGCCAAGGGTCAGCGGGATCGCCTCGACAAACATCCAGTACAAGGTCAACACCTTGGCGAGCAGGGTCTTCCCGTTCCGGGTTGCTGGCGAGCTACGAGGATCAGGACAACCCTGAACCTCGGTCTCCCGTCAGGGAGAAGCTCGCCAGCATGGATCACCGCCCATCTCTCCCAGGGGTCCAACGGCATGCCGAGGACCTGATCCGCGAAGTCGATGACGTCGAACCCGTACGACGTGTCGGGGGTCAGCTCACGAAGCGGAGGCGTCCACAGCCGCGGCTCGGTCTGCCCGAGCACGACGGCGCTGCCGGAGTTCGTCGAGCGGTGAAGCGGCTGGTTCACGGATCATCGCTCCCTTCACCAGCGCTGCCCGCGCCCGGCGGGTCATCCCGAGCGACTCGAGCACGGCCAGCAGCTGCGGACCCAGCTTGGCCAGGTCCCCACCGTCGTCGAGGTCGGCCGCGTACCGCTGCGCCAGCCGGACCGCGGCCTGGTCTGCCGGCTCGACGGTGACCGCGCCCAGGGCCGCTTTCAACGCCGGGGTGATACGCCGCGTGGCCGTCATGCAATCCATGGTAATCCGATAGGGGTAGGGGGTATAAGCTGACCTTGTGAAGTGGTGGCCGTGGTCGCGTGGCAAGCCACAGAACCTCATGTCCGTCTCCGACCCGGTGCTGGCCGCGTGGTTCGGGGTGGGCAACCCGAACTTCGCCGGGGTGGCCGTCTCCGAAGCGTCCGCGCTCGGCATCTCCGCCGTGTGGCGCAGCGTCAACCTGATCAGCGGCACCCTGGGCACCCTGCCGTTGCGGTCGTTGCAGGACACCGACGAGGGCCGGGAGCGGGTCAAGAGCATCTTCGACGACCCGGGGCGGGTGGTTGGGATACGCCCCTACCGGTGGAAGCAGACCAGCATTGCCCACCTGGCGCTGCACGGGAACATCTTCTGGGCGCACATCCGCAACGGGGGGGGTGGGCTGGCCGGGCTGATGCCGATCCACCCGCTGAGCGTGGCCGTGGACTGGGAGCGGGATCCGGACGGGAACCTGACCGGTCGAAAGGTCTTCGACACGACCCTGGTCGACGGCACCCGCCACCGGTACACCGAGGACACGATGACCCACGTGCCCGGGTTGTGCCTGGACGGGTTGCGCGGGCTGTCGCCGATCACCGTGGCGCGTAACAGCCTGGGGACCGCGATTGCTGGTGACCGGGCCGCAGCGAAGATGTTCTCCGACGGCGCGTTGATCTCGGGCATGGTCACCCCGGAGGAGGATCTGGAGGCCGGTGAGGCGGAGAAGATCCGCGCCGACCTGAACCGGAACGTCGCCGGATGGGAGAACGTCGGGCAGGTCGCGGTGGTCAACCGCAGGCTGCGCTTCACCCCGTGGACCATGTCCGCTGAGGACGCCCAGTTCTTGGAGTCGCGGGCGTTCAGCGTTGAGGAAGTGGCCCGGTGGTACGGGGTTCCGCCGCATCTGCTCATGCAGACGGAGAAGCAGACCAGCTGGGGCATGGGTGTCGAGTCCCAAAACCGGGGCCTGGGCCGGTTCACGTTGGTCCACTACTCCGCCCCGGTCGAGGAGGCCTGCTCCGCGCTGCTGGGCCCCGGCCGGCTGGTCGAGTTCGACTACGTGGGGCTGGAGCGGCCGACGCCGGCTGAGGAGATCCGGCTCCTGCTCGAGCAGGTCCGCGGTGGCCTGATCACCGTCAACGAGGCGCGCAAGATCCGGAACCTGCCGCCGGTGGACGGCGGCGACAGCTTGGCCGAGCCGCAGGGCACAGCGAGCCCGCCAGGCGCCGATCCGAGCCAGGGGGTACCGGCATGAGCGTCGACCTCCAGCGGCTCACCACGCTGGCGCAGAGGGGCCGGGAACTAGCGCGCCGCGCCCCACGGGCGTCGACCGGCGACTGGTGGCGGGTCACCGCCGCCGACGACCGGGCGAAGGTGTACATCTACGGGGCCATCGGCGACCTCTGGGGCGAGGATGACGTGTCCGCCGCCGCGTTCGTCAAGGCTCTGGACGCGGTCGCCGCCCCCACCATCGAGCTGCGGGTCAACTCTCCCGGCGGGCTGGTCTTCGACGGGGTGGCGATCTACACCGCCCTTGCCGAGCACCCGGCCCGGGTCGAGGCCACCGTGGATGGGATGGCCGCGAGCGCCGCATCGTTCTTGGTGCAGGCCGCCGATGACATCTCGATTCAGAAGCCGGCTTGGATGATGATCCACGACGCCCAGGGTTTGACCATGGGCGGGCCGGCCGACCACCGGGAGATGACCGACCTGCTCAATGAGCTGTCGGACACCATCGCCGGTATCTACACCGACCGGGCCGGTGGCACCGTCGCCGGCTGGCGGCTGGAGATGGGCCGGGAGGCCCGGTACACCGCCGGGCAGGCCGTGGCCGCGGGACTTGCCGACCGGGTGGTCGGCGACAAGACGTCTGCGCCGGACAACCGGCGTAGCCAGATGATCCGGGCACGCGCCCGGGTAGCCCTTGGAGGGGTGAAGTGACTGTGGACGAGATCCTCGAAGCCCTTAGGGCCATCATCGAGGCCGCCGAAGGGCGGGAACTCACCGAAGAGGAAGCCACCAACTACGAGCGGCTGGAGGCGCAGCTGGTGACAGCCCGGCGCACCCAGCAGATCCGCGCCCGGCAGGCCGCGTACGACACGCCGGTTCCTGACCCGGCCCTGGCCGCTGTGGCCCACGCCGGCACCCCGCGGCCGGACGACGGGTACAACAAGGCGTTCACCGCCTACCTGCGCACCGGCAAGCCGAACGCGGACCTGGAGCGGCTGACCAACGCCCAGCAGGTCGGTACCGACTCCGAGGGTGGCTTCCTGGTCTCCCCCGAGTTCCGGCAGAAGTTGGTGGAGGTCCGCGCGTCGTTCGGCGGGTTCGCCAACGAGGTGGAGAGCTTCTCCACCGAGCGGGGTGGGGCTCTGGAGTACCCGAGCCTGGACGACACCGCCAACTCCGGTGACATCACCGCGGAGGAGGCGCCGATCGCCGACGGGGACGACCTGGTGTTCGGTACGATCGCCTTGGGCGCGTTCAAGTACACGTCCGCGGGCGCGGGCACGAACCTGCCGCTGCGGGTCAGCGTGGAGCTGCTCCAGGACGCACAGTTCGACATTCAGGGCCTGGTCGCGCGGGCGCTGGCCACCCGGATCATGCGCAAGCAGGCGTCGGACTGGGTGAACGGTAACGGCACCTCGCTGCCGGTGGGCATCTTCCGCGACGCGACGGTCGCCGACGTGGTGCTCGACACCGAGGCGACGCTGATCTACCTGAACCTGCTGGAGACCGAGGCCGCGATGGACCCGGAGTACCTCCAGAACGCCAAGTGGCTGATGTCCCACACCACGTGGGTGACAGTCATCAAGGCGATGGAGGACACCACCGACCGGCCGCTGATCCTGCCTCAGGCCCAATCGGGTATCGGCGGGGCGCCGGTGCGGGAGCTGCTGGGCTACCCGGTGGTCATCGATCAGGCGTGCAACGCGATCACCGCCGACGGCGCGGCCGGCCCGTTCATGGGCCTGGGCGACTGGCGGGAGAGCTACGTCATCCGCCGGGTGGCGCCGTTCCAGCTGGTGGTGGACCCGTACACCCGCGCGGTAAACGGCCAAGTGCAGTACCTGGGCTGGGAGCGGGCCGACGGCACGATCCAGAACCGGTCCGCGTTCGCCGCAGTCGAGAACATCACCACTTAGGAGAGACCATGCTGGTCAAGGGGAACCCGAAGGCGCTCGCCGCCTACCGGGAGCACAAGGCGAAGGTGCTGGCGAAGACCGCCGGTCTCCGCAAGGCCGAGGCCCGCGCGAAGACCGCGGTCAACCAGGCCGAGGCGAAGTAGGGAGCGGCGGAGATGGCTTGGGCGCCTGACTATGTGACCGCGGCGGAGCTGAAGGCGTACCTACGCATAGGCGACACCGTGGACGACGCGCAGGTTGCCCTGGCCATTTCCGCCTCATCCCGCGCCATCGACCGGCACACCAACCGCCAGTTCGGCTCGGTCGCGGCTGAGGAGCGGACCTACCCGGTTCGGTGGGATCGGCGCCGCTGCCGCTACGTGGTGGAGATCGACGACCTGATGTCCACCGCCGGGCTGGAGGTGGCCGGGGTTGCCTTCGACGCGACGCTGCATCTGCTGGAGCCGCGCAACGCGGCTCAGCTTGGCCGGCCGTGGGAGCTGCTGGTCATGGCGTCCGACCCGGGCACCGACGGTGTGGCGCTGCTGGAGGCGCCGTGGGGTTGGACCACCACCCCTACCCCGGTGAAACAGGCCAGCTTGCTCCAGGGGTCGCGGGTGATGGCCCGACGGGAGTCCCCGTTCGGCGTGGCGGGCAGCCCGGAGCTGGGAAGCGAGCTGCGGCTGTTGGCCCGGGTCGACCCTGACGTCGCGGTCGCCCTCGGCCCGTACGTCCGCTGGTGGGGTGCCCGGTGAACCTGTCGACGGTGATGGACCAGGTAGCGACCCAGCTCGACACGATCGCCGGGCTGCGGGTCCACGCGTACCCGCCGAGCACGCTCACCCCGCCGGCCGCGGTCGTCGCGTACCCCGATGACTACACCTTCGACGCCACGTACGGCCGGGGGATGGACCGGATGACCCTGCCGGTGGTCGTCATGGTCGGGAAGGTGTCCGACCGGAGCTCCCGCGACCGGTTGACTGACTACCTCGACGGGGCCGGCGCCGCCTCGGTCAAGGCGGTTGTCGAGGCCGGCACCTACACCGCGTTCGACGTGGTGCGGGTGATGGACGCCACCTTCGACGTGGTGAGCATGGGTGGGGTCGACTACATCGCCGCAACGTTTACTTTGGACATCGCAGGATCGGGAGGGGCCTGATGGCTAAGCAACACGGTAAGGAGACGGTGGTCAAGCTCGACGGCGATGACCTGACCGCCTACAGCGACAACAGCGACCTCAAGTTCACCGCCGACGCGCACGACGTGACCACCTACGGCAAGGACGCGCACGTGTTCTCCGGCGGGCTGAAGAACGGCACCGCCACCGTCACCGGCTTCTACGACACCACGGCCTCCACCGGCCCACGGGCTGTCATCCAGCCGCTGGTCGGCACGGTCGTGCCGTTCATCCACCAGCCGGAGGGCACCGGTTCGGGCCTGCCGCAGGACGCTGTGGACGTGCTGGTCACTGAGTATTCGCAGACCCATCCGGTCGCGGACATGGTGAAGTGGTCGGCGTCGCTCCAGTTCTCCGACGACGTCGTCTCCACCGCCCAGAGTGCGTAGGGAGGCTGACATGGACGAGGAGTACCTGGACGCAGACGCCATACTCGCGCCGAGGGCGGACACCACGACCGGATGGCCAGAGGACGACGTGCACGTTGCACGGCTGGGCAAAGTCCGGGTACGCGGGCTGTCTCGCGCTGAGGTCGTGGTTCAACGGAAGAAGACCGACGAAGAGAGCCTCGACGGTCCCCGGATACTGGCGCTAGAGCGCAACATGCTCGCACTGGCGATGCTCCGCCCCGCCATGACCGAGGCGCAGATCGGCGCCTGGCAGAAGATACCGGGCGCCTCCACCGAGATTGACACCGTGATGCAGAAGGCGCAGCAGTTGTCCGGCCTGGCCGAGGGTGCACCCAAAAGCGGCGTGGCTGGCGATGGAGACGGAGCCGGAGGTTGAGTTCGAGTTCTTCCTAGCCGCCAAGCTGGGCATGACGGTGGCGGAGATGCAGGACCGGATGTCCGGCGACGAGTTCATGCGCTGGAGCGTCTACTACGGACGGAAGGCTCAGCGGGACGAGTTGGCGATGTCGAAGGCGAGGTGAACGGTGGACCCGATCAAGATCGAAGGGTTGAACGAGTTCCGCCGTTCGCTGAAGAAGCTCGACGACGACCTTCCCAAGGCGCTGCGGCTGGCGTTGAACGAGGCCGCGGACCTGGTGGTCGGCGAGGCGAAGCCGCGTATCCCAACCCGCTCCGGCCGGGCCCGGCGCAGTGTGCGCATGGCCAGCACCCGCACCGCAGTACGCGTGCGCGGCGGCGGCAAGCGTGCCCCGTACTACCCGTGGCTCGACTTCGGCGGGAGGGTCGGCCCCAAGCGCAGCATCGAGCGGGCGTTCATAAAGGAAGGCCGCTACCTGTACGACGCCTACTTCGACCTGAAGCTGTCCGGCGAGTTCCAGGAGGTGCTCAGCAAGGCGCTGGTGAAGGTGGCCGTGCAGGCCGGGATGGAGGTCGAACGTGGCCAGTAAGAACCATGTCACGCTCACCTTCGCCGGTGACAGCGAGCAGCTGGAGAAGACGTTCGACAAGGTTGGCAGCTCTGCCGGCGCGATGGACACCAAGGTCGGCGACTCCGGCAAGGGCTTCGACCGGGTTGGCGAGGCCGCGGATGCGGTTGACACGAAGGCGATGGGCTTCCGCGACACGATGACCGGTGTCGAGGACACCATGGGCGGCGTGTCGAAGATCGCCAAGGGTGACCTGTTCGACGGGTTCATGACCCTCGGCGCCGGTGTGGGCGACCTGGGTTCCGGCCTGTTCAACTTCTTGGTTCCCAGCTTGAAGTCCGCGGTTGGCTGGCTGGGGCAGACGAAGGTCGGGCAGATGGCGGTCTCCGCCGCGACGAAGGCGTGGACGCTGGTGCAGGCAGCGTTCAACGTGGTCATGTCCCTGAACCCGTTGACGATCATCATTCTGGCCATCATCGCGCTGATAGCCGTGATTGTCATCATCGCCACGAAAACCGACTGGTTCCAACGCCTGTGGCATGCCATCTGGGGCAAGATCGGTGACCCGGTGAAGAAGGTGTGGGGCTGGATACGGGACAACTGGTCGAAGCTGGTGGCGATCCTCACCGGGCCGATCAGCACCGCGGTCGGCTGGATCAGCCGCGCCTTCGGCCGGGTCAGGGACGTGGTCTTCGGGGTCCGCGACGCCATCGTGGGCGCGTTCCGCTGGGCGTTCAACGCCGTGGCCGGCGTGTGGAACAGCACCGTGGGCCGGCTGTCCTGGACGGTGCCTGGGTGGATACCGATCATCGGCGGGCGCACGTTCTCCGTGCCGCAGATTCCCCGGTTCCACACCGGCGGGGTGGTTCCCGGGCCCCCGGGTAGCGAGATGCTGGCCATCCTGCAGGCTGGTGAGCGGGTCGTCCCGGCCGGCGGTGCGACCTCGGTCGTGCTGGAGGTGCACAGTGGCGGTTCGCGGCTCGACGACCTTCTTGTGGAGATCCTTGCTGGGGCTGTCGGTCGCCGCGGCGGCGATGTTCAGCTTGTCCTCGGCGGTTCCCGTGGCTAAGCAAGCGGTCGTCGTCGAGCTGTTCTACTCCGGTGTGTGGAACGACCACACTTCGGACGTGTTGACCCGCGACGGCATCGACATCACCCAGGGCTCGGGGGACGAGGTGGCGCAGGCACCGCCGTGCACAGCTTCGCTGACCTTCAAGGGGCACGACCTGAACCCGCGCAACCCGGCGAGCCCGCTGTTCGGGCTGGTCGGGCAGAACACCCCGCTGCGGATCACCGTCGGCACCCACAAGCGGTTCGAAGGGGAGATCGCCGAACTGAAGCCGAAGCTGTCCAAGGACGGGTTCGACACGTGGGTCGAGGTGACCGCGGCCGGCATCTCCCGCCGACTCGGGCAGGGCACCGACCCGTTGCGGGACGCCATCGAACGGTTCGTCCGCGACAACAACCCGCGAGGATTCTGGCCGCTGCACGACCTGGAGGGTTCGACGCAGGGCCGGGCCGCGGTAGGCGGCCGGCCGCTGATCGCCGCCGACCAGATCGACTCCGCCCAGTTCGGCAAAGGGCAGCTGGTGCCGTGGCTGGCGCCGGGGATGCTCACCGGGCTCACCGACGGCGGGACGATCGTCGCGAAGATCTCCCCACCCGGTGGTGGGTGGGCACTGGACGTCCTGTTCCGCGGACCCGACCCGGCCAGCTGGGGAGACGCGGAGCCCCAGTTCTTCTACATCCAAGGCATCGACGAGTTCCCAATCGCCTACCGGGCGCTGATCGCCCCAGACGTTGACGACCTGGAGGTGACGGTTGTCAACGGGGGCAGCCTAGGCGGGGGAACCGTGTCGCTGGGTAGCCTGCTCGACGGGCAGCCGCACCACATCCGCATGGAGGTGGTCGAGGCGTCCGGCAACAACGTCACCGTCCGGGTGTACGTCGACGGGGTGCTGCGGGTCACGGACCTGGTGGACATTGGCGTGGCCGCCGCCCCGGCGTTGACCAGCGTGCGGATCGGCTGGTTCTCGTTCGACCAGTGGACCCTGCCGGCCGCAGCGTCCGACCTGGTGCTGTGGGGGTCGAGCCCGCCGAGCATCGGCGACACGTTCACCGCCTACTCGGGCCACGCGGGGGAGCGGGGCGGGAACCGGATCTCCCGCCTGTGCACTGAGGAAGGGGTGGCTGTCAGCTTCACCGGTTCCGCTGGCAACACGGTCCCCCTCGGCGCGCAGTACCCGGAGAAGTTCTTGGACCTGCTACGCGAGGCCGCCACGGCCGACGGGGGGATGTTGGTCGACCTGCCCACCGGGCGCAGCCTGCACTACCGCACCGGCCGGTCCCTCTACAACCAGCTGGCGAGCATGTCGCCGAACTACGCCGCCGACGAGGTCGCACCACCGTTGGAACCGGTCGTCGACGACCAGCACGTCCGCAACGACGTGACGGTGACCCGCCGCGACGGGGGCAGCGACAGCGCGGTCAAAGCGACCGGGGCCCTGTCGACCGCGGCGGTCGGCCGGTTCGTCCACGCCCCCACCGTCAACGTGTGGGCCGACTCCGTGCTCGGCGACCAGGCCGGCTGGCGGCTGTGGCTGGGCACCGTCGACGTGACCCGCTTCCCGCGGCTGTCCTTCGACCTGGTGGCGAACCCGACCCTGATCAACGCGGTGGCCGCGACCGACCTCGGCGACCGGATTTTCGCGACCAGCCTGCCTGCCACGCTCACCCCGGATCCGGTGGACCTGGTCGTTCGCGGGTGGACCGAACGGATCGGCTCCCACACCCGCACCATCACCTACAACTGCACCCCGACCGCGCCGTACCGCATCGGCGAGGTTGAACACATCGACCTGAGCATCCTGGTCTCCGCCGCAGCGAGCACCGCCGAGATCCTCGACACCACCGAAACCGGGGTGGACATCAACGCCGGCGGCGGCGCGGACTGGACCTACGAGGACGACTTCGACGTGATGATCGGCGGGGAGAAGATGACGGTGACCGCGGTCAGCGCGATGGCCGGCACGTTCCCCAACCGCACCTGCACCCTGACCGTCACCAGGTCGGTCAACGGGATCGTCAAGACGCACCCCAACGGGACCGCGGTCAGCTTCTTCCACCAGCCGCACATCGGACTGTAGGAGGCCACCATGTCAAGCGCAGGGCAACTCCTGGAAGCCCAGCGAATCCCCGGTGAGACAATCGGCGACCCGACCGTGCTCACCGCCGACAGTTCCACGTTCACCACCACCGAGACACAGGTGGGCCTGTCCACCCGCGGGCTGGTCTCCGGACGCACCTACCGGGTCCGGTTCAACGCCGGCTGGAACAGCACCGTGCTCGGCGACGCGATCACCGCCCGACTGCGGGAGGACACCAGCTCAGGGAACCTGCTCGACTCCGCCACACTGGTAACCACCCTGGTCTCCGCGTCCCGCGGGGCGAAGGTGGTGCTCGAGGCCCAGTTCGTGGCCAGCTCGACGGCGAACAAGACGTTCGTGGCCACCGGGCAGCGGGAGGCCGGCACCGGTTCATGCCGGCTGGCCGCGGCCACATCCCGCCCGGCGATCCTGGAGATCCTGTACATCAGCGGCTGAGCAGGCAAAACGCCCTGAGAGGCTCGCTAAGCCAAGATCAGGGCGTTCTGCGTGTTCAGGGTTAGGCCGACAGCAGCGCTATCAGCAGCATCACCGGCAGGCCGCGCGCGAACGCGTTCACCACCTCGGCAACCACCGGATGGGTCCACCACACCCGCACCGTCCGCATCATCGCCGGTCCCCCCTGCGGTCGAGGGCGGACACCAGCCGGGTCAGGGCCAGAGCACGCCGCTGATATGCGAGCGCCGCCGTGTGGAAACTGGCAGCGTCCCGGGCGGTGCGCAACTCCACCCGCGCCTCAGCCATGCGGAAAGCCATCTCCACAACAGCCTGTGCCAGGGTCACCGTGATCAGCTCGACTCGGCAACGTCGGCGGCGATGGTCAACGCCGCAGCCGTCTCCCGCGCGGTCTGGGGGGTCATCAGCTCGCCGCCGTCGACGGTGACCTCGGCGGGCCCGCGGACCCCGGTGGTCAGGTCGTCGGTGATCGCCACGGACACGGCCACCGTCTTACCCTCCCCACACGACGGGTTCGGCAAGGTAACGATGGTGCAGGAGTGGGTGCGCAGGTCGAGCACGGTGAACCCGTCGGCGCCGATGTACCTGTCGAACCGGTCGTGCCTGGCGTGCTCAGTGGTGCACCACGGCGGGCAGCGCAGCGTGCTTGGATGGGACACAGGGACCTCCTCGTGGGTCCTCAGGCCCCGGGACCGGTGCGGGAACACACCACCCGGGGCCGCTTCGTCCAGACGATAATCTGGCCGTCCACGCACCCGCGTGACCAGCGTTTACGCAGGTCAGCGCTAACTCAGCACAGCGCTAGGGCGTCCCGGCTTCCTAAACCGTGTGTCGCGGGTCCGACTCCCGCCGGGGGCACTTTGTAGCCGCTGACCTGCACAAACCCTCACCACGCGGAGCGTGGCCCTTGCACCATAGCGCACGCACAGCGCATAATCCAGCGTCATGACAGACCAGTTCGCGACCCTGGCCGCATCGTTCCGCCGCGACCTTCGGCTGCGCAACCGCACCGACCGGACCATCGCCGCCTACTTGGAGTCCGTCGACCGGTTCACCACCTGGGCCCGCGGCCGAGACCTAGTCTCGGTCGGCGAGATCACCCGCACGCACATCCGCGAGTGGTTGGAGCTCGAGCTCTCCCGGGTCTCCGCGCAGACCACCGTGCGCCACTACAGCGGGGTCCGGCAGTGGTTCCGGTGGCTGGCCGACGAACAGGAGATCGGCGCCAACCCGACGGCCGGAATCCCCCAGCCGTCGGTGCCGGAGAAGCTCACGACCGTCCCGTCCGCGGACACATTGCGCGCCGTGCTCAAGGCGTGCAACGGGCGCAGCTTCGCCGACCGGCGCGACACCGCGCTCATCCTCGTCATGGCCGACGGCGGACCCCGCTCCGCCGAAGTCTGCGGGTTGCGGCTCGAGGACGTCGACCTCGACGACGGGGTCCTGATCGTGCTGGGGAAGGGCCGCCGGCCGCGTGGCGTACCCATCGGCCGCAAGGCGGTCGCCAGCTTGGACCGGTACATCCGGGTCCGGGCCCGGCGTAAGGACGCCGGCTCGCCGTGGCTGTGGCTGGGCCGGCCGTCCACCCCGATCACCACCAGCGGCCTACGCCAGATCCTGATCCGCCGCTCGGGCCAGGCCGGGATCTCCCCGGCGCTGCACCCGCACCTGCTACGCCACTACTTCGCGGATGCGTGGCTGCGTGGCGAGGGAACCGAGTCCGACCTTATGCGGGTGACTGGGTGGAAATCGAGACAAATGGTCGACCGGTACGCCTCGGCGCTGGGTGCGTCGCGGGCGCGGGCGGCACACCGCAGGCTCAGCCCAGGAGATCGGCTCTGAGCCGGTTGCGCGGAGGACGCTCAGCGCATATATTGGGGCGGACCTCGTGATCCAGACATCGGTGTAATTCGGGTGTAAGGACACGAAGTCCGCCCCGGGTTGGTAGCCCGGGGCGGAAATCACCGCAAGATCCGGCTGATGGGGCCGGGTGACATTGGAAAGCCTAGCCTAAGGCTCGTGAACAGGCTGTCCAATTCGCACAGCGTAGCGCACAGCGTAAAACGTTGACAAGCCCCCCTGGCCGGATCTCCGACCAGAAGGGCTCGACATGACCACCCCAGATGCGATCTTGCGGGGTCGCATAGCTGCCCACGAACGGTGGGCCGGCACCGGCATCAGGGAGCGGACCGCCGCCACGGCGCCCGCCCGCCAGGCCGCCGATGATCGATTCATTCGCCTCGCCCGGGAGAAGTACGGCAACCTCCCGGAGGAGGAGCTGGCGATCCGCGCCACGAACCTCCGCAAGGCGCACTACCTCCGCATGGCCTACCTGTCCGCGCAATCCCGTCGGGCCAAGTCCAGTCGTGGTGGTGCTGCATGAGCGGCTACCGCTACGACCGGCTCGGTCGGCACTCTCTGGTGTCGGGCGGGTTCGCGCGCTGCAAGATCTGCCGGGTGCTCGCACGTGCCTCCCGGTTCGACCTCGAAGGGCTGTGCGCGTCGTGCGCGACGGCAGAGCCCTTCGTCATGCCTACGGAGGTTCGTGACGATGCCCGCCGATGAGAAGCCCGCCGCGCAAGACCCGGAGATCCCTGAGGCTTTCCTCGCGGATTCGGACGACGACGAGCCCACCAACCCGTTCGACCCTGAGGCGTTGAGGGCCGACGACGACGACGACGACATTCCTACGGTCCGGGTGGTGCACAACCTGAGCGTGCGCAAGCCGAACAAGATGGAGTTCTTCCGGGTGCACCCCACGTTCACCTCCCTTGTCTACATGATCGAGGTGGGCGAGGGCGTTGAGACCGAGAAGTACGTGGTGGTTCCTGCCCTTGCCAAGGAGATCATCCAAGAGACTTCCAAGCGGCGGCTGTTCGTGTGTGTCGATCGCCGGGGGAAGCCGTTTCTGTGGCCTGCCAAGGTGCCTCAGGCGGGCGGGGGGCCCAACACCTGGACGACCACGGCCCTGGAGGTCGCGGAGTCCGCGAAGAGGTACTGGGTCAGGCTGATCGCGGACATGGGCCAGCGTCACTACGAGGAGTGCCGCGCCGCGCAGCTCGATGACGAACCCAAGTGGCCGGACATGAGCTACGCGGAGATCCTGGGGCTTGCGTTCAAGAACAAGCTGATCAGCGACTACGACCACGAGGTGTTGAAGGGGCTCCGAGGCGAGCAGTGATCCAAACCCTTCCGTTCAAAGAGATCTGGGCGGTCGACTTCGAGTACATCGCACCCGAAGGCGGCCGCCCGGTCCCCGTGTGCATGGTGGCGAAGGAGCTGCGCTCGGGCGAGCTGCTCCGCGTGTGGCAAGACGACCTGCCCAGCCACCCACCGTTCCGCACGGATGAGGCCGCCCTGTTCGTGTCGTACCTGACCCCGGCCGAGCTGAAATGCTTCATAGAGCTGGGCTGGCCAATGCCCGCGCGGATTCTCGACCTGTACGTCGAGTTCCGCGCCCGAACCTCCGGCATGCGCAACCAAGGACGGTCGTTGCTCGACGCGTTGACATTCTACGGCCTCCCGCACATCACGAAGGCGGAGAAGGAAGCTGGTCGGGCACTCGTGATGCGCGGCGGCCCGTGGGACGAGAGTCGACGCCGGGCGATCCTGGAATACTGCCAGACCGATGTTGACCCGCTGGAGCCGCTCCTGGAACGCATGCTCCCAAGGATTCGCGCCCGCAAGCGCGGCCTGGGCCAGGCACTGCTTCGAGGCCGGTACATGGCGGCTGTGTCGCATATGGAGATGACCGGCATTCCGGTGGACGTACCAACCCTCACCGCGATCCGCACCCGCAAGGAGAGCATCAAACTCGACGTCGTGCGAGAGATCGACGCTGAATACGGGGTCTACGACGGGACGACGTTCAAACAGGATCGGTTTGAAGCCATGCTCAGCCGCCGCGGGGTGATCTGGCATGAGCGCACGCCCACGGGCGGCCCCAAGCTGGAAGAGAAGACCTTCAAAGCGATGTGCGACTCGTACCCCTGGCTGCACCCACTCCGGGAACTGCGGGATTTCCTCGGCAAGCTCAAGCTCGAGTCCCTCGTCGTCGGCGACGACGGCCGGAACCGGACCACGCTGTGGCCGTTCGCCTCGAAGACAGGCCGGAACCAGCCGAGCAACGCGGAGTACATCTACGGGCCCGGCCGGTGGATACGCCACCTGATCAAACCCGAGGAGGGGCGTGCGGTCGCGTACATAGACTGGTCCCTGCAGGAGTTCGCCATCGCCGCGGCCCTCTCGGGTGACGCCGGCATGCTCGAAGTGCTCGACACCGGGGACATGTACTTGGAGTTCGCCAAGCTGGCAGGCTGGGCACCGCCCGAGGCCACCAAAGCGACCCACAAGCTGGTTCGGGACCGCTGCAAGCCCATCGTTCTGGCGCTCAATTACGGTATGCAGGTAGACGCCCTCGCCCTCAGGATGGGCAGCTCCCGGCACCACGCGGACAGCACCATGCAAGCCTTCGCCCGTCGTTTCTCGACCTACTGGGCATGGGCGGAAGCCCGCACGGAGCAGGGCAGCCTTCGAGGGACCATGGCGTCGTGCTTCGGCTGGCCGATGACCGTCTCGGACGACACCCGGCCCAACACGCTGCGCAACTTCCCGATGCAGTCAAACGGGGCCGAGATGCTCCGGCTGGCGTGCAGCCTGGCCACCGAGCGGGGGATCGAAGTGTGCGGGCCCGTGCACGACGCCATCCTGGTTGAAGGTACGACCTCGACCATCGAGGACGTTGTGGCCCGTACCCGCGACGCCATGAGCGAAGCGTCCCGGGCCGTGCTCAAGGGCTTCGAGGTCAAGACTGACGTGGAGATCACCCGGTGGCCAGATCGCTGCACGGACGGTCGGGGGTCTGAGCTGTGGGCGCGCATCCTCGCCCAGCTTGAGCGGCCGCAGTGACGGTCACGAGGGTTACGAGGGTTACGAGGGTTACGGGGGTTACAGGGGATACGAAGATCAGGATCGTTACATACACCTAATAAGAAGAAGAACTAAAGATCAAAACCATATTAGGGCGGGCGCGCCCGTTGATCTTGATAGGAGACGACCATGAGCCGCTCATGGGCCGCTGGGTCCACACCACGGTGGCGTCGCATCCGCGCACAGGTACTCCACCGCAACGTGCTGGAGCATGGGGGTAGGTGCCAGGCAGCCCTACCCCGGGTGTGCCAGGGGCAGGCTGACCAGGTCCACCACACCCAGGGCAGGGAGGTCACCGGCGACGACCCTGCGTTCCTGATCGCCACGTGCCGGGCGTGCAACCTGGCCATCGGCGAGCCGGGTCGGTCACCGCAGTCGAAGCGCGTGAGCAAGTGGTGAATTCGTTCTGTCAGAGATTAACGCTGTGACCTGCGGAAACGCAGCCGAAGTGGGCCCAACGACTCGACGGAAAGTTCGGAGAGTGACCGCCACCTACAC